AACACGCGAAAAAAATAAAGGCGCATTAGCTAATAAACCTGTAGTTGGGTTCGCATTCTTTTTAATAGAACATAAAAACCCATCACTAAAACTGTCTAAATATTCTACTGAATTGAATATAGCTTTTTGAGAAACAGTGTCTTTGCTTTCGGACCAAAAAGTCGGTCTCATAATGTTCATATCGATAGGCATTTCTTTAACCACTCTATCAAAAACGGTATATGGTGCTAATTCTATATTATCCGGAAGAATATTAGATTGAGCTACTTTTGTGGTGTATAATCCAAGACCACCAATAAAAAAAATAGCTATTCCTATAGTAAATACTATACTAGATATATAATTAGTTATAAATCCTTTGAAATCCGGCGTAACATCAGTATCTTCGGTTTTTTTTTCATCAATTGTACTTGTATCTTCTGTTGTAGACATTAGTTATAATAAATATATATTAAATTCTTATAAATAAAACAATTAAAATATAATATTAATTGTATATATATAATGTTAAATTATAAATATACAATATTATATACTGTTGTTAGTTTATTTCTATTTTGGTTAGTAATAAAATATGGTAGCAGTTTGATATTAAATAAAATTTCTTTGAAAGAAGCTTTAACTAACGGTAACAATTCTTCAACCAACGGTAACAATTCTTCAACCAACGGTAACAATTCTTCAACCAACGGTAACAATTCTTCAACCAATGGTATAAATACAAATGCTTTAACCGAATTTGAGAGATACTCCGAAAAGGTTATACCATATCCAAAAGATGCCGTGATAAATTATAATGATGTTAATTCACCATTATATAGTCACACTGTTAATTTACCAATAAATGACCCCATTAGTTGTAAGAATTTTTGCGGACCTCAAGCACAATGCGCAATAACTAGAGAACAATGCACATCCGATATAGATTGTCAAGGTTGCAATCCTGGTCCTAAACAAGAAGACCCGTGTATAACTGAAGCTGTTCCGCCTTATGATGCAGGTGGAAAATTAGGACAACAGGGATTACAATATAGTCCATTGACAACAGGATATAATAATCATAATGCGGATTTTGCAGAATTATATCCAGGTGCAAAAGATGCTGAACTAAAAGTTCCATATCAAGGATTAGACTTATGGACCAAATCATTTAACGAAGGTTTAAAACTCTATAATAAAACTAGAGAATCAGCAGATGAATATAGCGAGGGTATTTCAAATGCGATACCATTAGCATCAAAGAGTAAAATGCCTTTTTATGAGGCAAAATATCCAATGACAGTATCAGCAACAGGACAATTTTATCAGACAACTCCGCCAGCATCAAATTCTACATTATCTTCATAATAATACTAACAAGATATTTATGATTTATGTAGCATACATCAATCCAACATTTCCTCCGATGAAGTTCACCACGTTTATTCTCTCCTCAAACAAATGTAAATCGAAATTATAATCATAAATTCGCCATGTAGGCTTATTAACACCAATTATAGAACCTGTCTCCGGATCACAAATAGTTAAACTTTGCGCCAATGGGTCTAAAGGCGGTATAATTGTTGTGAATTCTAATTCGATTTGATTAAATCTACTCATATTTATAGCACCTGATGGTTGCAAATCTGAGTTATTTGAATGCACAGAAAAATTGTAACAGTAAAGCCCCGGTGGAGCACTGCCAGTTGTTCTAGTGTATTTTTCTATGTAATCGAATACTCCAGCTGGTTGAATATTTTCTCTGTAAGACCCGTCTAGAAGTATACCCATAGCCACCATTATTAATTTATCATTTTGTGGATTATAAGATTGATTTATTAGTATACTAGTTAACGTTCCATCTGGATTTACACCAGGACCAATTTCTATTGGTTGCAGAGTTCCCCCTATTGTGCGATAAACTGTATAGGTTCCTGATGTAGGTGCTTGTATAACATTCAATGGTAAAAAATTATAAGGCCAATTAGTATAATTTGACCATTCGTTTCTTAAGTTCGCATCACTTCTCTGAAAATAGAACAGCCAATTAGATACCATACCTAAGGAATCTAATTCTACTCGGTTTGGACCAGTAACGTTAGGAAAAATTCTTTCGTGAACTTGTTTTATAAGATATTTTTGTTCCTGTAATGCAAACAGACGTTCTTCATCGTTTGACAAAAACCCATAAGTGCAATTTAAATGAACATCGCTGTTCCACAATCCTCTTTGGTCTGTATAAGAATCAATCCCAATACATACATCCGGAGGTGGTTGTAAAAATCTGTGAAATTGCATATACCACGTATTAAAATTAGGGCAAATATAAGGATAATTATTTGTCGCATCAAATACGTCACGAATTTGAAATAATTGATTAATAGGTCTAAATGTAACATTTATATGTAATTCATTATACTGTAAAGACGTTAATGGAAAAGCCATTTGAGACTTTAAACAGAACCAATTATTTATGGGTATATACAAAATTCGCCCCCTAATAGATGGTTCTGGTCCCGCTAAATCTCCCGTATAATATGCATTTGGATATGAGTTAACACGACCATCTGCATTAGCTGGGTCAGTTATATTAGGGACTTGTCCAATCATTCTCTTAAACAAGTCTAGTTTAATTGCATTATAGTCGCGCTGAACTGAGGCCAATAAATAATCACCTGAGTATTCCTGTAATGTATAATTACCACACGTAATACTGATTTTTGCAATCATCTTTGCTCCTATATTTTCAATCCATCTGAACTCATATGGCGCCCATTGTTCGATATTTCCTAGACCTTGGGCTGTCGTCGCCTCTGTAACTTGCTGAGGAGGCAATATTGGGCTCCAAATACTTGGCAATGCTACAGATAAATAACAGTCCATTAAAAGGTCTGCGTATCTAGGAATTTTAAAAGTAAATGTAGATTCCTCTGATAGACGTAATGTTTTTGAACCTTCATAATCTACTCTGAATTTCTGTAGACCAAAGTTAGTATATTGATGATAAGTCGATTTAAAAAATGATTTTGTTGGATTTCCATTTAAAACTATGTTTTGTTGTCCTTGACTTACTAGTTGCATGAGACCACCAGGCATTTTTATAATATAATACTATATTTTTAATTCCTTATTCGTCATAATATAAATTAATATGGATTTTATTCACACATTTATGTTTTAAAAGTATATAGAATTATGTTTTGCTATACTTTTTTTAAAAGTATATATAGAATTATGTTTTGCTATACTTTTTTTAAAAGTATATATATAATATGGACGGTTCTACAGAAAATATTAATAACACTGTTAATAATACTATTAAATCTATTACAGAAATGAAAGACACTACTGCTGTATTTTTAATTATTGGAGTAACATTGATTATTATCTTAATTGTAATAATATATTATTTTTATTATAGTAGACTTAAAAGCAAACAATGTTCAACAATGGATGCTGTTTATGGAGATTTAAACGGAAAAATTAGGTCAATTGATAATTCCGAACAATTTAATTATACTTTTAAAGATTACTATATTAAGACTGCTTATAATTGTTGTAGTGGTGGAAATTACAAAAACGACTACGTTGATACATGTATTTTGAAAGATTTATTAAAGCAGGGTGTTAGAGGTCTTGATTTTGAAATTTTCTCAATAGGGGATCAGCCAATTGTCGCTACTTCTACAAGCGATAGTAATTATGTTAAGGAAACTTTTAATTACATTAACTTTTCAGATATTATGAATATTATTCGAGATTATGCATTTGCCACATCTACTGCTCCAAACGCATTAGACCCCATAATTATACATCTTCGCATTAAAAGCACTAATCAAACAATGTATCAAAATTTCGCTAAACTTTTAGAAAATTACGATTCCATTTTAATGAGTAAAGACTATGATTCAGAATATTATGGACAAAATTTCGGTAATGTTGAGTTGAAAAAGTTAATGGGTAAAGTTATAATAATTGTTGATAGAAGTAATATAGCTTTCCTAGAATGTCCTGAATTCTATAAATTCGTTAATATGACAAGTAATTCGGTTTTTATGAGAGCCCTTCATTATTATGATATCAAATACAGTCCAGATATGAATGAGCTTATTGAATTTAATAAGCAAAATATGACAATTGGAATGCCAGATAAGGGGTCTAATCCAGAAAATCCTAGTTCTGTAGTTATGCGAGAAACTGGATGTCAACTTTTAGGAATGCGATATCAAAAAATAGATTCTAACATTGAAGAAAATGACATATTCTTTGATGAAAACGGATATGCATTTGTTCTTAAACCTGAGAAGTTGCGTTATGTTCCTGTTACGATTGAACTACCGCCACCACAAAATCCAGAATTATCATATGCTACTAGAACAGTACAGTCGGATTTCTATAAATTTGAGATTTAATTATAATAGTAATATATAAATGACTAAAAAAGATAATCTCTGTAAAGGGTTAACATTTAGTGACTGCGAATTAGCCATTTTAAGAACTGCAATTGATAAAGCCGAAGAGATTCAAGGGAGAAAAGCAGCTAATTCATCTGAAGTTAAACGCATAATTGGTATTGTGGAAAATTTTTTGAGAAAAAAATCCCTAATTTGTTACGGAGGGACAGCTATTAATAACATATTACCAAAACAAGACCAATTCTATAATACAGATATTGAAATTCCTGATTATGATTTTTATAGTTCAAATGCGTTAAATGATGCTAAAGAGCTAGTCGATATTTACATAGAAAATGGATTTCAAGAGGTTGAAGCTAAATCAGGACAACATCACGGAACATTTAAAGTATATGTTAATTTTATTCCTGTAGCAGATATTACATTTGTCCCAAAAGAATTGTTTGTTGCCATTAAAAAGGAGGCGATTAAGGTCGGAGGTATTTTTTATGCACCTCCAAATCTACTTCGTATGGGAATGTATTTAGAATTATCACGTCCAGCCGGAGATGTGTCAAGATGGGAGAAAGTTTTAAAACGTTTAACTCTTTTAAACAAACATTATCCTCTTACTGGAAAACAATGCGCTACAATTGATTTTCAAAGAAAAATGGAAGATGAAAAACAAGCCAACAAAATTTACGATAATGTTCAACATACTCTAATTGACCAAGGTGTTGTATTTTTTGGTGGATATGCGTTATCAATGTATTCACATTATATGCCAAAAAATTTACAACATAGGCTACAAAAAATACCCGATTTTGATGTTCTCTCAGAAGAGCCGATGCTTACTGCGCAAATTGTTAAAGAACGATTAGTCGATATTAATGTTAAAAATGTTAAGATAATTAAAAGACCTGGAGTTGGTGAAATTATTGCTCCTCACTATGAAATTAGGGTAGGAAATGAAACGATTGCTTTTATATATGAACCATTGGCATGTCACAGTTACAATATTGTTAAAGAAGGAGGTTACGATGTTAAGGTTGCAACTATAGATACTATGCTTAGTTTTTGGTTAGCGTTTTTATATTCTAATAGGCCATATTATGATAAGGACCGAATAT